ATCGTGGGTAATTTATCCATGCCGATTCTCCGCACAAACAGGCTTCCCGGCGCTATCCGCAAGTATCTGCGTCATGATCGCGCGCTTGCTCTGGAAATGCCCGGTCCGCTTGTTGCGGTCGTGGATGCGGATGGAACGGATGCGGGCGCGGAAGGTCATGCTGCAAACTCAAACCGCGAACCTGCGAGGCTTTCCGCTTCGTTCAAATTCTTGCTGGCTTGCTCCGCATATTCTGGCTTCAATTCAAAACCGAGATATTTGCGGTTGCTTTTCACCGCCTCATATCCGGTTGACCCGATCCCGTTGAACGGGTCCATGACTACATCTCCGGGCTTGGTATAAAGTCGCAGACACTTCGCAATCGTATCGAGTTGCAGTGGGCACACATGGCGCTCGTCACCAGTGCACTTCATGCGGTTCAGGACGTTGCCTTGCTGAATATCCATCCAGACCGGAGATGCCAGCTTTTGCCATTCGTAAACGTCAAACTTCGCGTGATCGATTAGGTCTTGCAATACGTCATCAGGCGGTACCATGCCGACAAGCCCTTGCCGCTGCATATATTCCAGCACCTCACGGGCAATCCGCAATGCGCCTTTTTCATCGTCTGGATAGGTATGCTCGATAGCCTCGACATTCTCGCCATCCTTGCGGAAAAACAGCATGTAATCCGGCATCCCGACGCGGTTCATCGCGCTGTCTTTGCGGATCGTTTTATAAAGTAGTCCAAGCGCCTTTGTCCGCTGCATCTCGACTACAGGGTCTTTCCAGATCGTTGTCCGGCCATGATAGATCAATCCGGCATCAGTGTGAGCCTTAATCAAATCCCCGCTGAAATCCTGCAATCCGATTGCGCCATGCTTGCCTTTACGCATGGGCAGATCAGTGCAGTGAACGCAGACAATCCGGCCAACGCGCATCACGCGGGTTAGCGCCTGGGCAAAGAATTTATACTGTTCGAGAAATTTTTCACCCTCACCAGCGTTACCTATATCGCGCTCACTATCGGAATATACGAACAGGTCGCCAAAAGGCGGCGAGAATATCGCACAATCGACCGACCCTTCCGGCATTGCTGCCATGCCCTCGACGCAATCGCTATTGTGGATTGCCCATCCATTCCCTTGATATTCAGGCTGCTTCATTGTATTGATCCTCGCTCTTTATCCAATCAGGAAACGCAAGGTCAAGTGGCCGCTCGTATTTCACCCGTGTAGCTGCTTGGCTTTGCGCCTTTTTCATCGCGGCACCCATGCGCCGCTTCATTTCAACATGCTTTTGTGACTTGATATTGACTGCATCCCATACAGTGTTTTCAGTGTCTGAAATCACAATATCGTTTTTGACGCGCTCGGTTTGCCCGAAGCGGTGCGACCGGCGAACAGCCTGATAATGCTGCTCATATGAAAAGCTGATTGAGGCAAATACAGCGTGGGCGCAGTGCTGCCAGTTGACGCCAAATCCGGCGAGTTTGGGCTTGGTCACAATCGCGCGGAATTTACCATCGGCAAAGTCCAAAAGTCGCTTTTCTTTTTCATCTGCCGATAGTGATCCGTGAACCTCAACCGCCCCGTCGATCATGCCAGCGAGCATCGCGCTTTCGTCGTTGGTTTCGCACCAGACCGTTACCGGCCTGTCATGGTTTGCCAATTCAGCGGCCCGCTCGCATCGCTCATTGATCGTCATGCGCTTTTCTTTGTGGAAAGACGTTGCGCTCATTTCAGGAATTGCAAACAGCATCCCTTGGTCAACGTCCTTTGTAATGTCGCGCTTTACAGTATGAATCTGCCGGTCAATCTCGGGCAGGATATAGCCGGTATCATCGCCGCCAAGGTCACTCGGCAAGGTCGCACAACGCGACCACGATGCTACCCATTGCCAGAAATCATCAACCGCATGGCCTTTCAATCGCCAATCTTGCGAAGCGGTTGACGTGTCATTGATGAACCATTTTGACAGCATTTCCTGCTGGCGCATCACGCCCATGAACTCGGCATGGTTGCCTAATTCCATATGGTCGTTCGGACTTGGTGTTGCTGTCGCGCAAAGCCGGTATTCGGTATCGCGGAACGCTTCCTGAAGCTTGGCGCGCGTCTGTCCAGCGAATGATTTGAGGATACTGCTTTCATCTAGGACTATAGCGCCGAAGCAAGTAGGGTCTAGTTTTGCCAACCGCTCATAGTTAGCAACCATGACGCCTTGCCCGACTTCGGACTGTTCGCGTATCTGGCGAGCGTCGATATTGAATTTCTGGCCTTCCCTGACCATTTGACCGGCAACAGCAAGGGGTGTCAGTATCAAGCTTGGCTTTCCGGTTTCTTCTGCACACTCGCGGGCAAACTCCAATTCACAAAGCGACTTGCCGAGACCTGTATCGAGAAACAGCGATGCGCGGCCCTTGTCGAGCGCATATTCGATTGCAACTTTCTGATGATATTTGGCGCGCTCGTTTATCGACTTCGCGGGAAATCCGAATGAATACGCCGCAGACGCCTTGCCCGCGATAAATTCGCGATATTCTTTTATATTAATCATAGTTGACCCTTCCACAGCGGATCGCGCCGATGTTGTTCCCGCACTGCTTTCCAGTATGCGCGGCTTGCACGTTCGGCAGCCAGCTTGCGGGCCTGCTTGCGTAGCCATAGGCGGTATGCGAGATATAGATTTCGCGGATTACGCATGTTAAAAATGATTTTTTGCAGGGGGAGAAGGTTTTTCACGCGGCCACCTCGTCGAACCATGCCAGCGCATCGCAGCCAGCCTGATTAAGCCGGAATATCCGTTCGCCGGAGCCGCCGGGTTCTATGTCGCCCCAGCCACGTTTTACCAGCGCACGGGCGATTAGCGACTGGCCTCGGCTATCGAGAATGACGGGACAGAGTGTCGCGTTAAAAGCCAGCGCCCATTGCTTGTTTGTCAGGGTTGCGTCGTCTAGGGTCATGCCTGCATCTCCGCCGGAACACGGCCATTTACGATGTCGTAAAGCTTCTGTGCAAAGTCGGTGTCTGCTGATTTGTCGTCCTGAACGGCGGGGCGGAATGAGTCCGCGCAACATGCGCCATCCTTATTTAAGGGGTGTTTTACGCCATCAAGTATCAACGCAGGTCTGGCTGGACCGACCTTCCATCTGCTATTTGGCTTTACCCTTGCAACCCTATAGACATCACCCTTTTTCACTGGCGCATAAATTCCATCTACCAGTGAGACAGCCAGCATCCCGGCTTTCCAGATAGTCATCCCGCCACCGCCTTAAGGCTCGCAGCCTTGTCCCGCCGCCTTTCAAATCGGGATAGTGTTCTGTCTATCTTTTCAATGCTGCTGAATGTAGCATCACCTGATTTCTTCCACCTGTAATAAGTGGATGGCGCAATGCCAGCCTGTTCACATACCAGATACATGGGTTGACCCAACGCAGCGGCTCGTTGTTCCAGTTCGGAAACGGTTTTTTGAAAGTTCATGGTTTCCGGATTGCACAAATTGCCTTTGGCGTCAATGCAATAATAAATAAAAAACTGCTTGACTGGCTTTGGCGGCTATGCAAAAAGGGTTCATCAAATCAACGATGAGGTTGATATGACACATACATTTGAAACTTGCATTTACCGCGACGACGACGAGATCGCGGTGCGCGTGACCTATCAGGTGACGCCCTATTATCCCGCTACTCATTTGCAGCCAGCAGAGGGTGGTAATTGCGAGATTATAAGCGCGGTCATTATCAACGCCGACGCAGCCACAATGCCAGCGCCCTTGGACGATGGCGAATATGACACCCTGCAAGTTATTTGCGAAGGACGCGCCCGAGACGACGAAGCGGACGCCGCCGCCGACTATGCTGATTATCTATACGAACAGCATAAAGACCGTCGGATGATGGACGCATGGGAGGCAGTCCAATGACCACCCAAAAGAAATACGAGTTCACCGGCAAAACCAAAAATCACTTTGGCACGACCCTGAAACAAATCCGGCTGCTGGTCGATAGCGCCGCGCTCGGCTTGACCGCTGGCACCGTTGGCGGATGGATCGAGAAAGAGGATAATCTTTCGCAGGTCTCTGGCAATGCGCGGGTCTATGGCGATGCGCGGGTCTCAAAAGTTAACCTCACAATGGTTCGTAGCGACGGATATGCATTCTCGGTCTGTGCCACGCCTGACGGTCCTCGCATTATCGCCGGTTGCCGGTATTTTACATATTCAGAAGCGAAAAAGCACTGGAAAGAAACGAGGGGCGGAACACAGCTTGGCGATGAAAGTCTGTTGATCGTCAAATCTCTTAAGGCAATGGCGAAGATGAACGGCTTGGATAAGGCGGTGGCAGCATGACCCCCGACC